CGCGGCCGCCGAGTGCCAATGCGGATGCTGGCCGCCAGCGATCCGGAGACCGCGACCGCCTGCGCCGCCGCGCGCGCCCGCGCCTCGAGCGGCTTGGCGGTGCGGCGCAGCACGCGCCTCACGACCGTCGGCGCACCCAGGCCGGCAATCTCGATCAGTCGCGCCTCCGCAGCCTTGAGACCCGCCACGTCAACCGTCACATCCACGTCAGAAACGCTCCGTGCAGAGGAGGTGCCACTCCACGCCGCGGCCCTGCCAATCCACAATGTGCCGAATGTCGAAGATGCGCGCGCCGAATACCACGCGATCCTTCGGCGTCACAACAACATCCGGCCGACCGCGCAGCTTGATGCGCGCCGTCACGTCGGCCATGACCTGCGACGCCTGCAGAAACTCACGACCCGACAGCGGCTCAATCGATGCCCACGCAGTCACAAGCGTGGTCCACGTCTTGACCTGGTCGCCGTGCGTGTCCGTCGTCACGGACACACGCTGCACCTCGACCAGATGCCTGAGAGTGCCGCTGCGCATCACGCCACCAGGCCGCGCAGTTCGTTGTCCGTGAGTCGCCGCGGCCAGTATCGGATCCTGCGGATATACCCGTTCGGCTGATAGGCCGGACCGATCCTGAACGACGTGAGGCCGGTCGGCACCGTCACGCTCGAATCCGTCGCCAGTGTCGAGCCATTGGCGATCGCGGCCACGTCGTTCGCGGCCCACGCGTACGCCTGCTTCTGGACCACGTCAGCCGCGTGCGCGCCCAGGCTGAGTGACGCCTGCTGCACGCCACCGTCATAGGTGAGACCGTAACGCACGCCGCCCGTCATCAGCGCGGCAAGCTGCGCGTCATTGTCATTACCCGCGTCCGCCTGCACGATGCGCCGACCGGTCGCGGCATCGCCCGCCGTGTACGGCCACGGCAACAGGTACTCGGCATAGATCGTGCCTTCGTCCTCGTCGAACCAGGGCCGCAGACTCTGCGCCTCGCACACGTCGGCAGAGCGCGCCACGGCGGCCGTGGTCGTCGGGATGTAGGACGTGGCGTGCACGCCCTTCTCCATTTGCGCGCCCCACACGTAGACGTGTGATGCGTTGTCGCCGCTGTAGCTCACGGTGCCGCCGGCCGCGAGGAGCACCACGAACACAACATCCGCCTGAGCGTCGTTGTTGACCCGGAATTCAAGCACGCAGCGCCACCAGCCATTGGAGTGCCGCTCGATGCGCGACTGCGCGCTGTCATAGTTGCCGGCCGTCGTGACGCTACCGGCGGTGCCGGCCACCAGGTCGTACAGCGCATAGGCGCTGTGAGCCGATCCGCTGGTGCCCTGCGCCTGCAGCCGGATTTGCGAGCGGCTCGCCGCCTGCGCGAACACCGACACGGAGTATGCCTGCACCTCGCTGCTGGACGCTTTTGCGACCACCTGGGCGAGATAATGCGTGTCGCTCGCCGTTGCGTCCTCGGTGAGCCGGTCGGCGCTCGTCGTGCCATCCGGCGCAATGGCCGCATCGGCCGTCACGCTCGCGCGCGTTTTCGACCATGACGCATTGCTGAATTCCTGCGAGCGCAGCAGGGTGTTGGTGCGCGCCTCCTCGATCAGCAGACCGCGCGCCGCGCCCGTGGTCGGGTCGTACTCGAGTCGCGGCTCGTCCACCGCGGCTTGCGTCAGCAGCCCCGTCCGGCCGCAATACGTGGCCGTGCTCGCGCGCGTAAAGGTGCAAATGTCCTTCAGCGAGCGCGCGATCAGCGAGGACATGTCAGGCCGAGCAGCCGACGATCACGATGTCGTAGGTCACGGACGTACCGGCGCCCGAGTTGACGATATCGAGCAGATCGCCCGTGCCGGCCGTGACCGCAACGCCAGTTACATCCGGCGCCACCCACAGTAACGCGCCGCCGGGCCGGACCGGCAGGCCATCGCCCGCGGCTAGAAAGACCGGAACGCCGTTGCTCGCGGGTCGCGTGACATTCACATTGTTGGCGTTTGCCGCGGCCGCCTTGACGAAAATCGCTTTGACGCGCGCAAAGACCTGGGCCGCGCCGAAGGCGCCGCCGAGCGCACCCGCGAGGTCGATCGAGTCCGTGGCCGACGCTGCAATCGTGCGCGTGTCGGACCAGTACAGATCGGCCTGATTGGCGCCCGTGCCATTCGCAAGCGCGATCGCCGCCTGCACGTCGACGGGCAGGTCGGCCGTCCCAAGGTCCAACGCATTGGTGTGATTGCCGCGAATGCCGGCCTTGATGCTGAGCGATAAAGCCATGAGACACCTCCAAAAAACTTAGCGAAACGATCGATACGGATCGAGCAGCCGATCAGCAAACGGCATCACTGCCATCGCCGCACCGGTCACGCTCTCGCGATGCTCGTACAGGCTTGCGGCATGCAGCAATACCCACGACCGGATCGCGTACGGCACAGCGCCGACCGGTGAGCCGCTGGTGTAGCGGACGCGCACCGCATTGACCACCTCCTGCGTCGATGGCCATCCGGACGCAGACACGATGCGTGGCACGTTGCTGTATGGATCGACGCTGTAGGTCGATGGGTTGACGGTCTGCTCGACCCCCGCCGTGTCCGTGTACTTGACACTATCGACCGACAGCGCACCGACCGCCGGCACCGGCCCCATCGGCAATTCAACAGCGCCCGCCGGAAACGCATCGATCGTGAATTCATACGTCTTTGTTACGATGGACCTCTGCAATTCATGCTCAGCCATTTCGCGGGCGGCCACGATGCAGCCAGCAATCGTCGCGTCATCGAGCACATGCTCTACGCGCAAGTGCGCGCGCGCCTCGGCGAGCGTCAGCAGTTCTGCCGTCGGATGCGTGACGACGTACACGCTCACTTGCGCTTACCTCGACCTCGGATCGTCTGCGCGACGATGGGCGCCTCCGACGCCGCCTCGGTCGGTGGCGCGAGATATTCGGCGACGGCCAGCTCGACGACAAAATGCGCGGCGAGCGCCTCGGACACGCGCGCAATAGTGCCCGGCCCGAATTCGCCCAGGGCCGTCGATGCGCCATACTTCTTGAATCGGACTCTGACCATAGTGCACCCCAAGACCCGGTGCGGGGATCGCCCGCACCGGGTTACGCGGGTCGCCGCGGTTAGGCCGGCGTCAAGTCGCCCGCACGGACGGCCGCCGGCACCTCGGTCGCCAGAGCGAGGCGCCGTTCGGCCCGGACGGTCACGAGGTTCTTGGTGAAGTTGTCGCTGTCGGAATCCGACAGCTCGACCACCACGCCCTCGCGATCGTAGATCGTGCCGTGCATCGCGAAGTTACCGACGGCCACCATGTCCGCCGTGATGCCGACCGCCGGATACACCGGCACCCCCCACAGTGTCTGCTGACCGGCGCCGTTGACACCGACGCGCACCGCGTTCGAGGTCGCGGTAAGCACATCGATCTCGATGGTCGCCCAGTCCGCCGGGTTGAGCAGAATCCCATTGGCCGGATATCCCGCCGCCCACAGGTCCGCGATGATCTTCCGGATCAACACCAGCTTCTTGAGCGTGGCGCCCAGCGCCGCATCGGCGTAGCCGTGTGCGGTGAAGTTGCCCGTGTCGAGAATGCCGGAAATGTTCGGCGCGACACCGTCACCGGCGCCGAGCTGCGTCTCGACGCGCCGATTGACGCCGTACACCATGCGCGCGTTGACGTAGGCGGCGAGCGCGGTATTGTCCGCTGCGAGCTGGCGACTGATCTTGATCCAGTGCGCCACCGTCGAAATCGGCATGTTGACCAGCGACCAGGTCAACGCCGATTCGGCCTTGGCGATGCCTTCCGCCGCTTCCGCCGCCGAGTTGGTGAACGACGCTTCCTTCGTGAACTCGATCGCATTGCTCGACGTCGGTACGTGCGTATACAGCGATTCGAGCGTGAGCGGCGCCGCAGCGCCCGGCACGACGCCCGGCTTGCGATCCGGCGCCACGTTCGCATCGGCGCCCGTCAAGGTATTCTTGACCTCGACGCGGACCTTCTGCGACTGGCCGCTGGCGAAGGCGGCATAACGCTCATCCTTAATGAGCTGATCGCCCCATCCGGTCGCGGCCGACGCGGCCGGCGCGGCGGTGCCTTTCTGCTCGAGCGCCACCAGACGGTCGGCCATCTCGCGCTGCTGCACGCCGAGCGCGTCGAGTGCCGCTTTCGTTTCGGTCGTCACCCTGCCGGTCTCCTGCGCCTGCGCCGCCGCGCGCGACGCATGAGCCTCGAGGTTGTGCTCGATCGTCTCGAGCGTCTTCATGATTTCCGCAGACATGGTTATCTCCTTAGCTGACAGCGGCCCCTTCGGGCCGCGTAAAAGTGATCCGCTTGCACTGCGCTACACGATCAGCGCGATGCGCCGCAGCCGTTCTGCGATCTCCCGCGTCACATCGTCCGGCGAGGTCCCCCCGCCAAACAGCGTCTTCGCGCGGGCAATCAGCGTAGTTGCCGCCGCTTTGCTGAGCCCCCCTGCATCCCGCAGGAAGCGCTCCAACTCCCGGACGGTCTCGATGCTATCGAGGTCGTCCCCGAACTTGACATCCGTCACCCGCGCCGCCTCGTTGGCGGGATCGGTGACGAGTGATATTTCCTTCAGCGCCTTGATGTGGTGGATCACGCGCGTCCCGTCGCCGCGGCGCTCAACGGTCTTATTGTCCGCAATGATCGCGACTGACAGTCCGGTGACCAGACCCGACTTCACGCCCCAATAGGCATCGACCGCACT